GGGGGGGGCGAAGCCCAAAAGATAGGTCTTTCTTTAGTATTTAATAAAAAATTAAAAAACGACAATGTTCAATCTTCTAATTAATGCATCGACTGTTCCAGGATCTAAATCTGGATACCATTCCCGTGGGTGTAAATTACTCGTTATCCATATATTCCTGGCACGAAGGCATACTGCTCCATGTTTAGCCTCAACAATAACAGGGTACCTATCTAACCATCGTAACATATGACTAATGTCAATTTTCCCACGGAATTCATCGATGACTACATTCTCATGTTGGTCATATCCGTCCCAAAACTTCGTGTTGGGGTCCTTTGGGTACGCATCAAATGTTGCCTCATGCCAGGCCCGACGAGATTTTCCTGTTCCAGTCGCGCCACAAAAGACATGGACGGTCTTCTCAATGCCAACGGGCTTGAGGTGGTCCTTGCGGATATCCTTGAGGACGCGGTACGAAGATACTCTGACTGCGGCGGGGACGGATAGGATATCACCGGTCTTAGCCTGTTCCCAAATCGCCTCCCAATCGTGGCCTCCCCTCGTACCTGATAGAGGCGGTCTGCCCAGCTCAAATTGGGAGTCGGGTACTCGGGTGTCCTCCTTCCAGACGTAGGACTCAAGTGCAGAAGATCTGGACTTCTCAACGTGGGCGAAAGGCCAAAGTCGCTGGAGGAAGGAGAAACGTTGTTTACGTTCGGTGACGACCATGAGTTGCCAATGTAAGAGACCGGTGTTGTCCCCAACCTCGAGTTGTCCCTTGATGTATTGGATACCAGAGGGGAGAGCGGACGGGGAGAAGATGCACTGTCGCATGGGAATAGTAACGGAGAAGTAGCGTGACATCTGTTGCTCATTAAAGGGTCTGTATACCACTAGTATTACTTACAGACCCTGGGCAACAAGCAACATTTATATAGAAAATTATTGTGAACGAGCAACATCTTGTCTGAGAGAAAAATTATGGGTCGGTCACGTGACAGCAACACAATGTGTATATAAGTGACCCTGTGAAAGAAACATTAAAATGTATCCTACACCTGTATCTGGAAAGAAACGTAAGCGTAGTATTGATATTGCGGATATGGCACGAACTAAAAAGAAACTTCGTTTTGGTCGGAAACGCGGTCGTGGAAGGTATAAAAAAGGTTCTAAGGGCGTTAAGAACTCTTCTGTTACGTTTCAACACGATCGAGGCACTGAATATCGTAGCAAGCGTCTCAGCGGTCGCGCTAAATCTAATCTTAATTTTGAGAAGCGTGTAGTGAAAGCTATTCAAAAGAAGCTTCCTCCTAATTATATGTTGTTGTCGCGTGCGTCAGCAAATCTTAGCGTACCCACTAACACGCAAGGATATTTTAGCGCTATGTTGTGGAGTGCTAACGGAGCTACGAATTCATCGGACGATATCGCTAAAATATATTCGCAAATAGGAGGTGTAACCAGTGCTACACAAGGTTATGCATACGATTTAATGCTTCATTGGGGTATTTTGGAAGTGGATATGTGTTTGGAAACTAGTTCTTTACAAGTAGCTCAAGGTTTAGTGGACGTCTACACTGTTAAGTGTCGAAAAGATGTAAATGGCGGTGTTGATGCTGATACTAATGCAGGTACGGGGAATTCCCTTGGATATAACTTTTGCAGGGAATTATAACAGCGTAGCGAATTTGTTTGACAAAGGTTTTAATGAAACTGTTGCGAATACTGGATCCACCAGTACTTTGATTTCTTCCGATATTGGAGCAGATCCGTTTATGAATAAAACTTTCTGTGAATCCTTTAAAATCATCGATAAGAAAACTTATGTTCTTACAACAGACCATCCCGTCAGTCTTGAATTGAAGGATACGAAATACAAGAAAATGAAAAAGAATCAATTTGCTAATTTTTCGTGTCTTAAAGGATGGACTACTGGCTTTCTTGTAATAGCACGGGGAGTTCCTAACGGATCCGCTGCTACAGATGTTTTGAATTTATCATTCAGTTATAGGAGAAAATATTGCGTGAATTTGATTGAAGATTCGACTGATCGTTCCGGTCAGATTGGTTAGGGAGGCTGCAAGCCGTCGCCGGAGGCGTTAGGGTTAGGATGGCAGCGCCTTAGGCTGGAAGCCGTCGCACGGAGTGCGTTAGGGGGGGGCGAAGCCCAAAAGATAGGTCTTTCTTTAGTATTTAATAAAAAATTAAAAAACGACAATGTTCAATCTTCTAATTAATGCATCGACTGTTCCAGGATCTAAATCTGGATACCAT